AAGCTGTTAAGAATGTTGTAAAATCTCCAATAGGTAAAGCTGCAATTTTAGGTTTTGGTGGAGCAGGACTTATGGGTCTAGGTCCATTAGGTTCAACTCTAGGAAAATATGGATTAGGTGCTAAAAGTTTTTTATTAGGTTCAGGAATGGGAGGAGCACCTGGAACTGGTGATTTTGGATTTTTAGGTAAACTTGGTTTAACAAAAGGTTATGGTCGAGGTTTAACTGGTAAAGGATTAGCAGCTTTAGGTATAGGTGGTGCAAGTATATTAAGTGGTTTGTTTGCCGGTAAATCAGAAGAAGAGATAGAAGCCATAAAACAAGACCCAGCTGCATTAGAAAATTATTTAAGAGATTATTATTCAAGAAGACATCCTGAAGCAGGTAGAGAAGAAGTAGAAAGATTTGTTAGAACAAATTTATTTGCCGATGGTGGTAGAGTTAAATATCAACAAGGTAGTCAACCTGCGCAACAATTAGGTTCTTCACAAGGTGCATCTCCTTTATATCAAAACGTATTACAATATTTACAAAGAGGCGGACAACAAGCTCAACCAGCTGCACAACCTACTGCACAATCACCTGCTCCAGCTCCATTTGATTTAAGTAAGTATGGACAAGGTGTTGATCTTAGTGGTGGAATAGAAGATTCAAGATCAATAGCTCTTACTAATTTAGCAGAATTAGGATACGATGTTGATCGTTTTATGGACGTTGGTGCTCCACCTTCTACGTTATCTGGACCTCAAATGATAGGACCTGGAGGCATGATGCCTAGTATGAAATTTAAAGATCAAGAAACTTTAGCAAAATTAATGAATCCTGCTTTTGATTTCCAACAAGGTGATTTAATAGGTGTATTAAGAGAAGCAAAAGATATTGGAAGAGATTACACTATTGATGAAGCATTAAAATTAAGTAAAGAAGACATAATGGAAATAAGTGATTTATACGCTAAAAAACATAAATATGGTAAATACGCTCCTGTATCTCCGTCTAGTAGATATACAGGCCCAACTAGTTTTACTTATGGTGGTGGACAAACAGGTGTTGCTACACCTACATTTAAAAAAGGTGGTAGCGTAGTGGATCAGGCATCAGGGATCATGGGTTTACCTAAAAGAACCAATGAAGCCGGTGTTAAGGAGTTAGATCTTAGAAAAAGTGGTGGATTTATACCGCCAGTTGGTGTAAAAGAGAGAGCAGACGATATACCAGCTATGTTGTCAAATAATGAATTCGTATTTACAGCAGATGCTGTAAGAGGAATGGGTGACGGAGATGTTAATAAAGGTGCACAACGTATGTACACTATGATGAAAACATTAGAAAAAGGCGGTAGAGTATAATGGCAGTTACACAAACACAAGTATTACCGGCTCCATTTATTGAAGCAGCAGGTAAAACTTTTCTTTCAGATTTAGCTACAGCTACAGGAAAATATGAGGCAGCAGATCTTTCAAAAGTATTTGGTCCACAGTTTGTAGCACAAATGGATCCGCTTCAATTAGAAGCAGTTAAACAAGCAACAGCAGGTATTGGAGCATATCAACCATTTTTACAAGAAGCACAAAAAGCGACAGGACCACAAGCTTATCAAGCTTACATGTCTCCATATCAAAAAGATGTAATTGATACAACTTTACAAGAATATGATATTCAATCTCAAAGAGGTTTAGGTGCGATAGCTGATCAAGCTGTAAGAGCAGGTGCATTCGGTGGTGCAAGAGAAGGTGTGCAAAGAGCACAATACATGTCTGAATCAGATAGAAACAGAGCTGCACTACAAGCTCAGTTATTACAACAAGGTTTTGGTCAAGCTCAACAAGCAGCTGCTCAACAATACGCTCAACAAATGGGTCTTGCAACAGGACAACAAGGTTTGTTGGGAAGACAAGTATCAGGTCTTGCTACATTAGGTGCAAATGTTCAAGCTCAAAAACAAGCAGAACTGCAAGCACAACAACAGTTGGCTCAACAACAATTAATGCAGCCGTTAACCGGGGTTCAGGCTTATGGTTCAGGTGTAACTAGTATGATTGCAGGTTATCCAGGACAAAGTGCACAAGTTATGACACCTACTCCAAGTGGAACACAAACAGCATTAAGTACAGCTTCAACATTGGCAGGTATATACGGAGCACTTAGATAATGAGTAAAGTATTTAGAAGACCTATGTTTAGAAGAGGTGGTAGTACCAATATGAATGGTATTATGTCCGGTATAAGAGATGAATATGAAGATGGTGGTCCAACTGCTAGAGAAAGATATGAAGAAATAGTTCAAAAATATTCACAACCAGCTATTGATCCATTATCAAAATTATTAATTCAAGGTGGATTAAGAGGACTTTCTGAAACAGGTGGTGGCGGTACATTAGCAAATCTTGCTATGGCTTTTCAAGAACCTACAGAACAATTATTTTCAGACTTACAAACTAGAAAAAATTTAGAAAGAGAAGCTGAATTAGCTGGACTACAAATGGATATTTCTGATGAAGAGAGACAAGCTAGAATTGCAAGAGAAGACTTGATTAGAAAAGAAAATGAAAAGTTTCAAGAAAAATTACTAGAAACTAAATTAGACGCTGAAGAAAGAATGTTGGATAAAAAATTAGACGCAGGAGGTGATGAAGAATTAAAACGTCGAACGGATAAATATTTTGCAACATATAATGACTATATATTAGCAGAAAACAGAGCAAGACATGATGTAGACAATGTACCAGGTCAAATAAGAAGTAAATTTGGTAAAGAACAATATGGTGGTTTATTAGAAGGTGGAGATATTAATAAACAAGCTCAAAAACTAGGTAAAAAAGATAATGAAGGTAAAGTTTATTACGACATAACTGATGGAAAAACTAAAAGATTAAGAAAAGATGCTCAAACAGGTAAATTTGTGTGGGAAGAAGTTTCTATAACAGGAGAAATAGAAGAGGGAGTTGGTCAACCAGGTCCAGAAGATACAGAAACAAATAATGTAAAGATAGAAGAAAAAAAAATAAAACCTAAACCTTTTGGAAAAAAAGAGTATGAAGAAAGCATACAAAAAGGCACAGATTATATCATGACTCCAAGAGATCCAGAATCTTTTGACATATCGAATATAAGAAGTTTTAGAAAAGATTTTTAAGGAGGATAGATGGCGGAATTCGTTCCTCTTAATTCAGCAGAAGAAAATAACGAAACTAGTTGGTACACTGCTATGGCAGCAGGTTTAGCATCTGGTATTTTAAAAGTACCAGAAGGTATTGTATCATTAGGTGCAGAATTAATAGACTTAGGTGCAGACACAAATACAGTAGCTGACGTAGAAAAATTTTTTGATAAATTAAATCCATTTGAAGAAGTAGCAGAAGAAAGAGCGATAGGTAAAATTACTGAGGCATTAGTTTCTATTGGTGTACCTGGAGCAGCTGGATTTAGAACAGGCACAAAATTAGCACAAAAAGCTTTAGATGCTAAAAAAGCAGGGGCATATGCTAAATTTGGTAAAGAATCTATGCAAGCTGCTAGTGAAGTTACTAAATTAAATAAAAAATTTGGAAGAAGAAAATTTGTATCGGGAATTATTGGTGGGGCCGCAGGAGAGGGATTAGTTGCAGATGTAGAAGGTATAGGTACTTTTGGTGATTTATTTAATGGTCCAACAGCATTGGACAGAGATGAAACATATGGTAGACAAGATGCAACAAGAAGACTACTAAATAGATTAAAGTTTGGAACTGAATCTGTTTTTGTTACACCTCTTGTTTTTGGTGCAGGTAAAGCAGCTAAAGCTTTAGCACAAAGAGGAAAAGAACTAGCGTATAGTGATAGTACATTTGAAAGATGGGTTAATAAATATATTGGTGCACCTCTTAGACCAAGAGGTGATTTACCTGAAGAAGTATTTTTGTCTGAAATGCAAAAACAAGGTTTAATATCTGGTGATACATTAAAAGCAAAAGAAATTGTAGACAATATTACAAAATCAATTGACTCTATATTTCCTGATGCATCTAAAGTATTTGGTAAAGCAAGCACAAAGGAAAGAGATGAGTTTCTTAAAAAATTAAATGAAACTTTATTTGAAGGTAATTTAGCTGATCCAATCAACGCAAGAAAAATAGATGAATTAGTTGATTTATTTAATGATGTTAATGTAAGCAAGCAAACAAAACAAAATATTCTTTTAGGTGTGAATGACGCAAGGTCAGAATTTACTAAATTAATAGGTATATTGGACAATAAAGCTGAAGGTGTAAAACTAAAAGAAGGAGTTAAGAATTTACAAACTATTTTAAAAGACAGAGTGCAAAACTGGATAGGTAATAGTTATAGAATATTTGAAGACAGAAGAGGTATTTTTAAAACATTTAAAAGATACGAACCAACAGATGAAGCATATAATAATGCAATAAATTTATTTAGAAGATATTTATCAAAAACAGATTCACAAAGAAAAAAGGATGCTGCTGGTAATGTTATTCCCTTAGATATAAAAGGTTCGGATTACTATGAACAAGCAAAGTTTATGGTAGATGATATTATTGAACAAACACAAAAGAAAAAGAAAGCAGGAGTTTTACCTGATGTTACTTATCAAGATGCAACTATGCAAGGTGTTAAAACAAAATCTTTTCAAACTATGTTAGAAAAAACAGGTGGTAAAGGTAGTAAAATATTTAGAGAATTATTTGGTGAAATAAAAGATCCGAGATATTCTATTTATAATGCAATGACAGGACTGTCTGCAATTGCCAGAACAGCCATATATTTTGATGATATAGCTGCAAAAAATAGACAAGTACAAGCAGAGGGCGGTAGAGGATTTTTTTGGGATACAGCTGAACTTGGAAGGCAAGCTGTTAATTCACCGACTACAGGAATACAAATAGTTAACTTGGAAAATGAGTTAATTAAAGCCGGTTTCACTGGTTTAAGATATGTTGATAATGAAGTATTAAATAAATACACAACAAAAGAAATTGTTGATGGAATACTTAATGCAAACGAAATCAGTGGAGGATTAGCTGGTTTTGTTAGAGGAAGAAACGCAACTTCATCTGCAGAAAAAGCTGCGAGTTGGACTTACAGAAATTTATTATTATTTCCAAAAGGAATATCACAAATAGCTAAAACAGTTTTATCGGTGCCCACTCACTTAAGAAACTTTTTCAGTGCGGGAGCTTTTGCAGGTGCAAATGGTATTTTATTTGAACCAAAATTTTATAATGAAGCTTTTAAAAAAGGTATTGACATATCAGGTATATTAAAGTTTGGACCTAATAGTAGACAAGCTCAAGAAGCATATAGAGAATTATTAGAGTTAGGTGTTGTAAATTCACAAGTTCAAATAGGGGATCTAATGGGTCTTTTAAAAGATATTAGATTCGGAGAAAATTTATCTAATGTAGATACTGTATTAGGTAGATTTATGAAAAAATTTAAACAACTTGGTAGATTTGCACAAGGTAAATATGTTGCAGAAGATGATACTTGGAAGATTGCAAACTATACAACTGAATTACATAGAATAAAAAGAGCGAGAGCAAAACAAGCTGGACAAACTATTGATGAATTTGAAAAAACTTTAAGTCCTGATGATTTAAAACTTTTAAAAAGAGAAGCTGCGGAGATTGTTAAAAACACAGTGCCTAATTACGCGTATGTTGGATCAGCGGTTAAAACAGCTAGATTATTACCAATTGGTAATTTTATGTCTTTCCCATCAGAAATGATTAGAACAACAGGTGGTATTGCACAACAAGCTTTAAAAGAAATGAGACATTCAAAACCAACAAGAGGAAGTAATATTACACCTTATGTAATTGATGCAGAAACAGGTCAACTAGTTAAAAATGATAATATAATGTATAGAACTGGAATGACAAGATTAACAGGTATGGCAACAACTTTAACAGTTGTGCCTGCAACAGTCGCTGAAGGAGCAAAAGCTTTATACAATGTAACTGAAGATGAGATCGAAGCATTGAGAGAATTTGTACCTGAATGGTCAAAAAATTCTACATTAGTTCCAATAAGAAGTGACGATGGTGATTTAAAATACATAGATTTTAGTCATAGTAATGCATATGATGTAATAGCTAGACCTTTTAGAACATTATTAAACAATGTAATGGAAGGACAACAAACTGATAAAATATTATTGGATGGTTTTGTAGCAGGTTTATCGGAAGCAGGAGCTGAAATAATGAACCCATTTATTTCAGAATCTATCTGGACAGAAGCTGCTGCAGATATTATTGTTAGAGGTGGTAGAACTTCTGATGGTAGAGTTTTATATACGGATCAAACTTCTGCAGGTGATAAAGCATCTATTGTATTCCTACACTTAGGTAATGCACTAGCTCCTTCATACAAACAATTTCAAAGAATAGGTCAAGCTTCTTTTGGTATACCAACTAAGAGAGGAGATGAATTAGAAATAGGGTCAGAGCTTGCAGGATTTATGGGACTGCGTCCAATTAAAATTGATCCATTACAATCAATGGGATTCAAAATTGCTGAATACCAAACAGGTATAAGAAATGCTAGAAGAGAATTTACAGGTGGTTTCTTTGGATTATTAAAAGGAGGAAGAGTAACACCTAATGATATTATAGATAGATTTTATAAATCAAACAAAGCAAGATTTGATATTCAACAGAGTATGAATAAAACAATTAACGCTGCAGAAACTTTAGGTGTAAGTTCAAACTCTCTAAATAGAGAATTTAAAGAAAGACAAATTAGTTCTGGCACGTATAATAATTTAAGAACAGGTAGGTTTGAACCATATTATCCATCACTAGATATTCAACGTAGATTCAGGGAGATAGCTTTAAATTTAGGTGAACCAAATCCTTTTTTAGAAGCTGCTCCTATATTAAGAGAAATGCAAAGAGATATGCGACAAATAGATTTAGATGAAAATTTTAATTTAAATTTAGGTGACTATATTATTGAAACACCAAGCATAGCAGAAAGTCTTGGTCTAGGAAACATTGGTCAACCACCAATGCCAAGTGCTCAAGTATTACAGCCTCAGGCATCAGGAGCCAACATAATGGCATCTGGATTAACACCAATAGAAAATGCATTACTTTCTGATGAAGAAAAACAAATTAGATTAAGACAAAGAGGATTAGCATAATGCCTAACGGTAAAAAGGCAGATACAACAGGAGAACATCTTATGGCACTATATGGACACGTTGAAGGATTAAAAAAAGATGTACGTCATGTACATAAAGATATAGATGTTTTACACACTAAAATAGGTGAGATAGAAAGAAAAACCGATAATTTATTATATTATATTATTGGTGGAGCTTTTGCTACTATACTTACATTAACAGGTTTATTTAATTTATTTTTAAATTAATATTTGGGAAGGCAGGTGAATTTTTTCACCGGGATCTATTGTAATGGGGATTACAATAACTTAAATCCACTCTCTAAAGTCTTCATTCATAATTGTATTTGCAATGTCGACTTTATTTCGGAGTGCTTTAACAATTCTTTCATCAATAGTATCTTGAGTCATTATATCAATATAAGTCATTTTTTGAGTTTGACCAATTCTATCGATCCGGGCTTCTGATTGTTGACGTTTTTCTAAATCATAACCATTGGAAAAATAAATCATATTACTTCCAGCAGTTAATGTAATTCCATAGCCACCGGTATGAGTTGTACCTACAAAGAACCTACAGTTCTCATCTGTTTGAAAACGTTTTATATTTTGTGATCTAGTGTCAGTGTCTGTTTCACCGAAGTAATCTACAACAGAATCTTCACCATATACTTCTTTTATTTTTTTAATAATTCTTTTTACATCATGTGTATAATGTGACCAGATAATAGTTTTACCTTCAACATTTTCTAATATGCTCATTAGTTCATCTAATCTACTACAAGGTAAATCTTTTATGGTACCATCATCAGCAGTGAAATGTCCACAAGTTATTTGATGTAAACGCATTAATTGGGTCATAACAGTTGCGGAAGATTGCATCTTACCATCTAAGAAAGCTATTGCTTCCTGTTTCATTTGTTTATATACTTTCTGCTGCTCTTTTGTAAGTTCAACATAATGCTTGACATAAGTTTTTTCTGGTAAATCTAAACAATCTTGTTTTAAAATTCTTTGAGAAAAAGGTTCTATCTTTTGAGATAGTTCACCTAAATTCATATAACCCACAACTATTTCAACTCTTCTTCCATTAACTTCAATCTTTCTCATCTTTGCATAACGTGCTCTAAAGGTCCAATAAGACTCATGGCCCAGGAGCCAGGGATCAAGGAATGCACATTGAGAATATAAATCTAATGGTGATTTAGTTACAGGAGAACCTGTAAGTATTCTTCTATATTTACAATGATCTCTTAAAGATAAAATAGCTTTAGTTCTTTTTGTAGTCGGTGTTTTAATTGTTGTAGACTCATCTATAGCAACCATAGCTTTATGTGCAGATAAAAATTTATATGCAAATGCAAAACCATCACCGGATGAAAAAGCTTCTACATTCATAACCAGAATGTGAAAATCAGTTCCTGTTTCAAATAATGTATTTAATATTTTTTTCTGTTTTGCAGATTTATCTGATGTTTTCCATAACACCATTTTCTTTTCAATATGATCAGGTAGATGCACAGGCACCTCCTGATCATACCAATTCTTATATACACCTTTAGGTGCAATAAGAAGGAGGCCATTTATTTGGCCCTTATCATAAAGCATTGCGGCATTATCTAATAATACCTTTGATTTACCTGTACCCATTTCCATGAAATAGGCGAAATTTTCTTTGTCCCAAGATGCCTCTAATGCATTTAATTGATGCGCATAAGGCTTAGTTTTAAATTTATAATTTATCATAACTATTTACTTTTGCTTTCTAATTGTTATATAAAGAGTGAAAGGAAAAAAGTCAATGACAAAAGTTTATTTAACTCAAGAGATTCCTGTCGATAAAGAAACAGGAAAACCAAAATATAACGTATTAGGTGCACAGAAATATGGCGACATAGTGACGCTGCTTCCTATGTATTCTCAAATTATCTTATCTCCAGGACCACTAATTTTAAAACTTAGAACGCTTCTAAAGAACTTCACAAGTGAAGATTATCTTTTATTATCAGGCGATCCAGCTATCATAGGAGTTGTATGTTCAGTTGTAGCAGATATTACAAATGGAAAATACAAACTTTTAAAATGGGACAGGCAGGAAAAAACTTACTATCCAATAGAAATAAATATTTTTCAAAAATAATAGTTGACAAGAACTTATTCGTATCTTATTTAAGACTGATGAAAGTTAAACAGTTAAAAAGGAGTTGTTATGTCAATAGACTTACGTAAAGATGCACCGAATCAAACTGATGTAATTGATCCTCAAAAGTTATCTGAGGAAGTAGAAAAACTACGATCAATACAAAATGAGATTCAGTCAAAAGAAGATGAAATAAAAAAACTAAAAGAAGATGAAAAACATTTTAGTTGTGTTATTATTCCTAAATTAATGGAAGACATGAATTTAAAAAGTTTAAAACTTATTGATGGTTCAGAACTAACTATCAAAAAAGTTTATAGCACTACAATGAAAGCTGATAAAAAAGCTCAGTGCATAAAATGGCTTCGAGACTCTGGCTTAGGTGATATTGTAAAAAATAATATTACAGTAACATTTGGTCAGAACGAAGATAACAAGGCTATGGCTTATGCTAACCTTGCAAGAGAGAAGGGCTATGAACCAACTCAAGAAGAGAAAGTTCACCCTTCTACTCTTAAAGTAACCATGGAAGATTGGAAGAACAAAGGTAAAGAAGTTCCGGAAGATCTTTTTTGGGTGTTTGATGGAAGTCAGACAAAAATAAAAAATAAGTAATAGACAAATAAAGGAGTAATATCATATGTCTACAAATAATGCCGCGTTGGCAAAAAAAGATAGTGCAGGTGCGCTATCAACCATCAATCTCAGAAATGATTCTGGGAGAGGTGCAGAGGAAATAAAATCGGATGATATGTCAACACCGATTTTAAAAATCCTACATCAACTATCGCCTGAATGTAACTTGAATGACTCTAAGCATGTAGAAGGTGCAAAACCTGGAATGATATATGCTAAAGGTCTTGGTACATTAATAGATGGTGAAAAAGGAGTGGATATTATAGTTGCACATACGCAAACTAGATATCCAGAATGGCAGGACATGGGTGACACAGCTGCACCACCTGTCACAACTCATATGACCGTACCGTCAGATGCAGTTGAAGAAAGAAATGGTAAGTACAGGTTATCTAATGGTAACTATGTTGAAAAAACTGCATACTTTTATGTAATAGTTTTAGGTGATGAACCTAGACCGGCAGTTATTACTATGAGGTCGTCAAACTTAACACCTGCGAGAGAGTTGAATCAATTGATTAAGAATCTAAGATTCAAAGATGATAAAGGTGTTTATAATCCAGCAGCATATGCTGCAGTCTATAACCTTAAGACTGTTGGCAAAACAGCGGGGAGCAAAAGTTGGCATGTTTATAAACCATCTTCGGTTAGAAACATAGACGTGTCAAAGAAAGAAGACGCTGATTTGTACTTAATGGCACAGGAGTTACAGAAAACTGTAGCTAAAGGTAGTGTCAAACCTAAGTACGAGAACAAATCTACTACGAAAGTAGAAGAGATTGTCTAATTCTCGTAAGAGAATAGTTGCAACGAAGAGCGCCGATGGGAGACTTGAGGCGCTCTTTAAAAACAAAGGATTTAATGAAAGATTTTATAAAATATTTTACAGGATTAAAAAGAGATTACGGATTCTGTAATATTGAAAAAGGATATAAGGACCCAACAACTGGAAAAATAAAATTTAACCCAGGTGATTATGGATGGGCTGGTAAAAGTATTACAGATCAAGAATATGATTTACACTTACAAGGTAAAAAATCTATAGGTATTCAACCTTGTGATGATAATGGATTTGCAAGTTTCGGTGCAATAGATATTGATCCAAAGATATATAAAGATTTAGATATCAAATTTTATTTAGACGTTATTCAGGAAAAAGAATTACCGTTAATACCAATTAAATCTAAAAGTGGTGGACTTCATTTATATGTATTTACAAAAGAACCTGTAAAAGCTTTACAAATAAAAGAATTTTTAGAACAAGTATTATTTTTATTTAAACTACCACTTAAAACAGAAATATTTCCAAAACAAACCAAACTAGGAACTAACCCAAATGGTGACCGAATCAATGGTAACTTCATAAACCTTCCATATTTTGGTGGTAATGAAAGAGTTGCTATATCACCTACAGGTGAAGAAATGTCTTTAGATTTATTTTTGAAATGTATTGAACTTAATAAAGTCAGTGGTGATGAATTAAAACAAAAACAAGAAACATTTATAATTAATGAATTAAAAGGTGGTGGAGAAGAATTTAAAGATGGTCCACCTTGTTTAGAAATTTTAACAAAAGAAAAAATAACCATGACAGATTATAGAGATAGATTCTTATATAATTACATGGTGTTTGCTAAAAAGAAGTATGCAGACAATTGGAAGAATAAGGTAATACAAGCAGCAAGAAATTATTTTGTATTTGATGCAGATTGGACAGATGATCATGTTAAAAAGAAAATAAAAGCTTGGGACAAACCAACTGCAGGTCATTTATGTAATCAAGAACCTATTAATACTGTTTGTGTAAAAGCAGAATGTGTTAAAAGAAAATATGGTATTGCATCTGAAACAAGAGCTACATGGCCAGCATTAGGTAATCTACTTAAAATAGATCATAAGCCAGAACCTGAATATTATTTTACTGTTGAAACAGACAGTGGAGACACAGTTCCAGTGCATGCAAAAAGTAAAAATGAAATAAAAGATCAAAAAGAATTGAGGGGATTACTCATGGCTCAGGCTGATATACTTCCTCCACCATTAAAACAAATGGATTTTTATGAAGTTCAAAAAGCATTGTTAGCTACAATAGATGTAGTGCAGCCGGCTCCAGGAACTTCGCCTTTGGATATTTTAAAAAAACATTTAGAAGCATATGTAAATGGTGCGCAGGCTACAAACTATCATTCGTTTAAATCAGGTTCACCTTTTAAAGATAAAGACTTTGTATATTTTATATATGATTCTTTTTATAATGATTATTTAAAAGATAGAGATTGGAAAAAAGATATATCTAAAACTTCTTATATGATAGTTCAATTATTTGAAAAAGATAAAAAAGATAAAGAAGTAAAATTTGATATTAGAAAAAGATATCCAGGTAAAGATTCAAGTGGTAAACCGTTTCCTGCAATACGTGGGTGTTTAAAAATTCCATTATATTTATTTGAAAAAGAAGAAGAAGTGGATGAAATTATAGAAGTAGAATCAGATGAGGAAATTGTATAGTGATCTATAAATATTATGGACCTCCAGGTACAGGGAAAACTTATAAATTAATTAGTCGTGCAAAAGCATATATAAGAAAAAAAACACCTTTGCATAAAATAGGTTATTTTGCATTTACTAAAACAGCTGCAAATACAGCTAAAGCTAGAATGCCTGAAGAAGATAAAAATTTAACACACTTTCAAACTTTACATTCATTTGCATATAATGCACTTGGATTACGGGAAGAAGATGTAATGCAGCCATATCATTATGAAGAACTTGGAAAACAGTTGAATATTAGGGTTAAATATCAAGATAAATATAATAAAGAAGAAATAACTTATTTAACTTGTGATAATCCATATTTTCAAATGATCCATAAAGCTATGAATTTAAACATTTCAATTAGAGAATTATACGACAGAAATGAACACAGTTCAAAAGAAATAGATTGGATTATGTTGAGACACATAGATAAGAATTTGAAAGAATATAAAGACACAAAAAAATTATATGACTTTAATGACATGATTAATGGATTAATTAATGAAGGAATTAAAAAAGAATTTGATGTTATATTTATAGATGAGGCTCAAGATTTATCACCTTTGCAATGGAAACTGTATGATTTACTCAAAACAAAAACTAAAGATATTTATTTAGCGGGAGACGATGACCAAGCAATATTTATCTGGGCAGGAGCGGATGTTAACCGGTTTATAAATGAACCAGCGAAAGAAAAAATATTAATGTATTCAAAAAGAATATCTAAAGCTGTGCAAGAAGAATCTAGTATACCAGTAGATAAAATAGTAGGATTAAAAAAACATAAAAAATATTTTCCTAGAAATTTTGAAGGTATATCTCAAAGAATAAATAGACTAGATGAAGTAGATTTGTCAAATGGAAAGTGGCTAGTATTAACCAGAACTCAATTTAAACTTAAAAAAATAGCTGATGAATTGGAAAAAAGAAATTTATATTTTGAAAGCAAAAGAGGTAAGAGTTTTAAATCAAAAATGTACAAAGCAGCTGTAAATTACACAAAATGGTGTCAAGGACAAGAATTAGATGAAAAATATATAAAAGATGTGAGAGAATACACTGGCGATATTGAATGGCAAAAAGATAAAACATGGTATCAAATGTTTATAAAAGCAGATCCTAAAGATAAAGATTACATAAGGACAATGCTATCTAAAGGAGAAAAATTAGATGAAGATGCTCGTATTTGGATATCCACTATACATGCAATAAAAGGAGGGGAAGAAGATAATGTTATACTTTGTTTAGACATAGGAAAAAAACCTAAAAAAGCAATGCAGAAAAGTAATGACAAAGCTGATGAAGAACATAGAGTTTGGTATGTAGGTATCACAAGAGCAAGAAATAATTTATACAAACTAAAAGCAAATAAAGAAAGCAATGAATATAAACTATAAAGGAGAAAATATGACAAATAAAGATATGTTCGATGATGTATTTCCACAAAATAAACAGATAGGCGGGAATCATTATAAGAGCTTTCACATTCAACCTTATGAATTCATATCAAAGAACGATTTGAGTTTCTTTCAAGGAAATGTTATCAAGTATGTGTGTCGTTATAAAAATAAAAATGGCATACAAGACTTAGAAAAAATAATTCACTATTGTGAATTAGAAATTAAAAAGATGAAAGACATGGGTAAAAAATAATGATAATGCCAGAAACAGAATGGGTTCAACCAAAAGATTTTCCGGATCTTCGTAATGCAGATGAGATAGCGATTGACCTGGAGACAAGAGATCCAGATTTAAAATCAAAAGGATCTGGTTCTGTAATTGGTAATGGTGAAGTTGTAGGTATTGCTGTAGCTGTAGATGGATGGTCCGGTTACTATCCTATAGCTCATGGCAATGGAAAAAATATGGACAGAAAACAAGTTCTGTCTTGGTTCAAAGATATTTGTGAATGTCCAGCTACAAAAATATTTCACAACGCTATGTACGATGTATGTTGGATACGTAATTTAGGTATAAAAATCAATGGTTTAATCATAGATACTATGATTGCTGCATCATTGATTGATGAAAATAGATTTCAATACACATTAAATTCATGTTCATGGACGTATTTAAATAAAAGCAAAAATGAGGCAAAACTAATTAAAGCAGCAAAAGAAAGAGGACTCGATCCGAAAGCTGAGATGTGGAAATTACCTGCAATCGAAGTTGGAGCATATGCAGAAAAAGATGCTGAACTAACTTTAGAACTTTGGCAAAAATTTAAACAACAAATTATAGAAGATGATTTACAAGATATATTTAATCTTGAGACTGATCTTTTTCCTTGTTTGGTTGATATGAAGTTTCTCGGAGTTCGAGTGGACGTGAGCAAAGCCCATGAATTGAAGCAACAACTACAGCTGCAAGAAGATATGTTACTCCAAAGAATAAAAAAAGAAAGTACCATAGAGCCTCAAATATGGGCAGCAAGAAGTATTGCCAAAGTTTTTGACCAACTTGGCTTAGAGTACGAAAGAACTGCAAAAGCGAATGAACCTTCATTTACAAAAAATTTTCTCCTTAATCATAAACATCCCGTTGTAAAGATGATAGCAGAAGCTAGAAAAATAAACAAGGTTAGAACAACTTTTATTGATACTATATTAGAACATGAACATTTAGGTAGAATTCATGCAGATATAAATCAAATTAGATCTGATGATGGTGGAACTGTTACAGGAAGATTTAGTTATTCGAATCCAAACTTACAACAAATACCAG